CATAATTTGAGAATATAGGTTTTTCCGCGTTTTCCAGACCACACAGATTCTGTTCTGTTTTATCCATGAACCTCTGAATTTCTTCCTTGCGCTGTTCCGGTGTATAATCCTGTTCCGGATATTTCTTTTCCCAGTATGAATATGGTATCTGAACATGCCATTTCCAAGTAACCTGATTGCGGTATGCTTTCTTTAGGAATGCAGGAATAAGATGTGCTATCTCAACCCATCCAAGCACATATGCCGGCCACCATATAGGCATACCATACAAATCATTATTACTCCAGCTGTCACGTATCGGAAAGATAAAACCATTCTTCATCTTGCCTAAAAAGTTCAAGATATCAGCATGCATATCCGGATCATATTCAGACAATACATCAAGAACCTGATATTGACTGGAAGAAGGAGTATCTGGCCAATATCCTGAAACAAGACACTTTGATTCAGATATATTACCGAACTTAGTATATCTGCGCCATAACGCATTGACAGGATTCAACCCAATAATTCCACCATTCATACCAGGAACGAAGTGAACTGCACCATTACCGAATTTAAGGTAGTCACGCAGAACTTTTTCCATATATCTGCGTACCATACGTGATGCTACAAAACTTTTTACTTTTGCATCTTCTATCGGTTTCAACACCTCATTGCCATTATCATCATACCCCTCTACAATGCACGGATAAATACCCTGACCAAGAGTCAGATTACGAAGAAATTTCAATCCGGTATTAAGGACACTCACCCCATGGTGAAACCTGATATCCATCTACATCTATGTAAGTTATATTCTGCATGTCGTATGGCATAAGAATATTCTTACGCTTTAACTCATCTGCTGATGGAGCACCAGTAGTCTCGCCATATATAAAATTACTGGTCATCATAAGAGGATATCCTCTAGAATTATATAGTATTTCCATATCAAAAAATGATTTTCATTTTATTGTATTCAAGAATCTGATCAATGTTAACAGGATATGGATGTCCTTCCGGATTACCTTTACAATCACAAGGTTGAACACCTCGTATCTGGAATTCCTTATGATTCATCTTTCCTGCACCACAGGCGTATGCCTGAGGAATATAATAAAGCTTACCCTCGTTACTAACAAACTTAATACTGAAGATACGTTTCTTTCCATCTTCGTCTGTTCTGATATCCATATCGGCCAAAGCCAAGTTTCGTCTAATAGTTTTCATATCAATCAAATGTATGGTCAAATGTTTTATCAAAGATTCTGTTTTTCAAATTAGGACTTCTCTCAAATGTAGCATGATTAACACGTGCCGGATAATAGGTAACTGATACACCTTTCACTTCATTTGTTGGTACCGTATGCTCCATTTCTACATCATCAATAACAACCTCTCTGAAAGTGTCGTTACTGTACGTATAAAGCATATCAGATACCAGCATATCTTTAACAGCATTGTACTTTGCTTCAGAAATAAAACCAGAATAAACCTTCTTTATATCCTTTACCTTAGATGACTGCCTTTTGGAATATCCCTGAAAGACATTGATATCACCATCATACGATGGAGTTAAATCAACATATCCTAAAAAACTCATTGATTCAGGCAGACCAAAAGGATTATAATACAGGAAATTAGTTTCATTAGGATATAAGTTATTATCAACCTCGTATTTGACGTGATCACGCAAAGTATCGGAAACATACAATTTCAAGTCATAGAATAAAATTGTTGAAGCACCAACACCTGCATCTTGAGCTACTTTATTGACAGATACAAGACGGGAATACAGACAGTCGTATGATGTTCTCATAGACAGGTCAACCAACTTATATTTTGCCTTTCCGGAACTTAAGTACGCAACACCCAATTGTAGCCTGGATTGGTCAATCTTATGGAAAGATATATATTCTTTTCTCGATGCTGCTGTCTTAATACTTTTATATCTTGACAAGAAAACATAACGGTCACCAGGCTGATATCCAAGTTCTGCTTTAGAATAGATAACCGATATAGTAACAGTTGTTGAAGAAGATGAATCAGTAAACTTAAATTGAACTGTTTTCGGATCCATAATATATTCATTCGAATAAATACTGAAATCCGGTAATGAGAAATATGAGCAAAGCAGTTCGTATAATCCCTGAATTTTAACAACCATATTATTATCTGGCGAATATACTTCTGTAACAGTATCAGAGCCAATCGTTACCACTACAGTAAGTTCACCAACACAATTTCTAACATCGATATCAGGAATATCCGCCAGAAAATATTTATTATTATTGTAAATACCTTGAATTACCATTGCCATAAATCATAAGAGAGTCCACCAACTAAGGCCTTATTAAAGAAATCATATCCAAGTTTATATGTCACTCTATTTTTCCTGAAAGACATATATACCGGTAAACTGTTACAACTGAAATCTGCTCCAACAGACAAAGCATTTAATCTATTCGCTACCGGACGCGTGTAATCAATATAGACTTTACGGTCATATAATGAATTCTGATAAATAATATCAGATAGAGAAACTTTAAGATCCGGATAATCAATAATAGTATCATTATAGTTTAACTTGGTAAAGTATGATTCAATGATAGATGCCGTGTCTATATCAACCGTAACCTGAACATACATAGTATCTGGTTTGGGGATATCGCCAATAATGGTGTCTCTGATGACAATAGGGTCAGATATGGAATGAATTGGAATATGATCATCATCAGAAAACAACCATTTACCAGCGATAACACCCAAAAGAAATAAAACCAAGTATATACAAAAATGAAACAGATTATTTTTCATTTATTTTCCTTTTAAAAACTTTAGTGACTTCATCCCAACAATCTTCTAATTTACTAACCAATGCTTCTTTCGGCTTGCCATCTATGACTGCAAGATTTTCCAAGATTGATATAAGATGCTCAATGACAAACCACATCATAATAAAGAGTTTCACTATATTGAAGAATATTGAAGCTATAACATTGAAGATATCCTGAGAAAGAGAAAAATCCTTATAGAAGGAATGAACTATAAATATTATAGACAACCATATACACAACTTTATGATACACCTGGAAAAACGGAAACTTTCAAAATGTTTTCCGGAAATCCTTGAAGCTTTCATGCCTGTCCACATCTCAGTTACTACTGCAACCAACATGGCAAGTGCAAGCGTAGGACCTACACCTGTAAACTCAGTAATTACGGCAAAAGCCACACTTAAAGAAACTGAAGCTGATTGCAAACCATATTTAAATGAAGGAGCAACCGACAATGCAAAATCTTTGGTTGTATCGTATCCATAACTCTGTAGAAACCTTGTAATAAACTGTATCATAATATCTTTTTTTATTTACAAAATTATCTACATTAGAAACCACATAATAGGACAAACAATCGCTATAACATAGCGTTAGAACTCGCAAACTTTTTGCGTATGAAAACAAAATACCTTATTTCCCGCCGCCCGATTTTTCCGTCAACGTAGTGATAAACGGGAAAATCGGGCGGCGGGCGGCTGCATAGCTACCCACCTACCCTAAAACTGCATTACAGCCATTTGCAGCCCTTATATGCGCCCTTCGTCTGCATAACTATAATAGTTATCATCTGAAAAAATTACGTGGTCTAACATACGTATTTGAAGAGTTTTAGCAGCCTGAAACATAGCTTGCGTTAATCTGTCATCATCTGAACTCGGTCGTATATTCCCTGATGGATGATTATGTACAAGTATCATACTTGTAGCATTGTTTTTCAATGCTTCCCGAAGAACTACCCTTACATCCACCTGAGTTGAAGCAAGTCCGCCAGTGCTTATTCGTTGTTTCCTTATGACTCTTGATGCCTGGTTCAAATAAATAGCCCAACATTCCTCATGCTGCATATCCGACAAATAGGGTTTTACCACATTATAAATGTCGTTACTACATTTTATCTGAACAAAATTTGTTTGCTTGGCTTGCAGTCTCTTGTATAGTTCAATAACTGCCTTTGCCATCTCTCTGCGTGCCGGTGTAAGCATATCACATATTTCATCAATAGTAACTTTATCATCCTGCATCATCATTCTTTCAACTTCTTTAGATGTTTTTTCTGAGTTGGTCACATGATAAATAACTTCTGCGTCACTGAGGTGGCGACATTCGCCACATACTTCGAATAAATCTTTCATAATTATAAATATTTAGTTCAACATTAAAGTTTTTCCTAAAAAGAAACCACCGATTACGGCTGCTCCCATTCTTTCAAGCACACACGAAAATTTTGCGTATGAATATCCCTGCGTT